ATCGCACAATACTTCATCGCATATTCCATGTCTTCTGGGAGAATCACCTCTCTGCCACAAGCTTTGCAATATTCACCTGCGAGAAGGACAGCCTGTTCCATCACAGGAAGCATGATATCCGTCATACTTTTGATGTACTCCTCCGCCATCTGTTCTCCACCCCCCACACCGAATCCTGTTTGCATGTTCATATTTAGTATTTAAGAGTAAAAAGAGTTTTCGCAGTTCCCCCACTTACGCGAAGAATGTTGTAATTCACTGCATAGACACGAATCTGTCTTGCATAGTCTGGACACGATGTCAAGTTCATCTTGAGTATCTGTTCCTTGATGAGACTGAAATTCACCTGTCCAGTCGGATACCACTCTTCGGGTTGAAGAGCGAAGCTATACGAATAGAACCGCCTGATGAGTTGCGTCTTTGAGTGATGAATCGCCGCCTGTACTGCTTTGAGAAACGTGACATTTCCCGTCTCTTGAGTAATCACATCCTGGTCATCCAGTGTGAGTGTGAGATAGTCAAGATTTTCATAGAGAGTATACTTTCCATCTTGAGTCTCTGAAGTATTGTCGTAGTCAAAGGGGGTCACAAAGTTTCCTTCGGAGACACCATCACCCGCTGTCCCCTGGCGTTGAATCACAAAGTACAATTCCTTGATTGGATTGACAAAGTCCAATTTGAATGACCCTTCATTGACACCTGCGCCCACATCGAAAGTGTTTTGCTGTACTTGTGTGATGAGGTAGTCTCTGCAGATGCTTCTAATCTTGATGCGTTCAATAGAGTCGAGATACACAAGTTCTGTACAAAGGTTGAAATCAATGATACCCGTTTGCTTGTCCAAATCACCTAACGTTATGGCGTCACCATTGGTTTTAATCACGACGTCCGCCTTCTCTCGAATTTTAAACTCAACTTCAATCTCCTGTTCTTTGATGGCGCAAAGTGGAATGGCAAGTTCTGGGTGATTGTAGAAGTAAAACGGGAGGTCTACGAAAAAGTTTTCGTCCTCAGTTGTACCTAGGGTGTTTCGTGTGATGATTTCATTATCAGATACACGTCTGTGTGCTGTACGTTCAGGGAATTTACCAATGAGTTGTTCGAGAGCGTACTGTTTGGTCTGTGTGACAAAGTGTTCCGAATAAATCTGAAGATAGTCGCTCGTAAGTCTCTGAATCACTTTACCACCGATGATGATGTCGACATACTCGATGAGGGCGTGTCCAACCGACTCGATATAGCATGCACTAGGTGTCACGAGTTCGGGGAGTTTGAGTTTCAGACTGAGTGTCTTCAGTAAGTCACCCTGATTCTGAGGAATTTTGAATCGCACCTTTTTACCAAAGTCGGCTGCATTTTCTGAATCCAAATCGACAAATTGCACTGAAAAATTGGAATGTTTTTTGAAACTTTCTATGAAGTGACTGTAATCTGGGTCGAGAGTGAAAAACTTCTCTTGAGGTCCAGACGTCGTCAGTTGAATCAGTCCAGCCATTACTATTATATTCACCTAAAATTTTAATCCTGCTAAACCACTCTCGATGCGCAACACATTGTAATTGACAGCGTAGACTCGTGTGTTGTTGTCGTCCACGGAATTGATTGGATTGATTTCAATCGTGAAGAGTTTGTGTGAGATACGACTCATATTTACTTGTCCAGTTGGGTGAGGCATCTCGGGTTTGAGAGAGAATGAGTACATCCCAAATTTAGAAATGTTGGCTGCTGATGGAGCACTGACATGGTGTTTTAGAGCTTGTTCATAAGTCAGGAAAAGTCCATTTCTACTGAAAACAATCTCATTATTGAAACGAAGCTCTGCGTTGACTATGGTGTTGTAATAATTTGGGTCGTTGTCTCGAACAGCTTCCTCGGATTGAGACACAAAGAAAAGTTCTTTCACTGGGTGTTGAAAGTTTAGCATCACGGACTTTTTCGTTTCACCAGCTTTCATCTTAAATTGTGCCAACTGTACCTGTGTGATGATGTAGTCCATCGGTCTCGACATCAGGAAACCAGTTTCCTCGGGCGTAAGATACACAAACTCCGTGTCAATGGAAAACTTTTCAATAGAGGCATTAATGTTGTCTGGAGCGCCGTAGTATATGAGTTCACTGAGTGGTCTCAATTTAACCCTAACCTCTACGAGTTGTTTCGTCAGGGCACACGTCGGTATAGCCAAGCTTGGATTCCTGTAAAAATAGAACGGAAGGTCTAAAAAGTATGTATACGTCCCTGTATACGACAGGAAGTTTCCGTGACCATTCAAGAAATAA